TAAACTTTCATTAAGATTTAAAAATGGATCTCAAATTAAAGCAATATCATCCAAAGGTGATGCTGGTAGATCAGAAGCACTATCATTATTAGTAATCGATGAAGCGGCATTTGTCGATCGTATTGATGAAATATGGACAGCTGCTCAACAAACACTTGCAACAGGTGGAGGAGCAATTATGTTATCAACACCAAATGGTACTGGTAATTTATTTCACAAAACATGGACACAGGCTATGTCCGGCGGTCAATTTCATCCAATTAAATTGCATTGGTCAGTACATCCTGAAAGAGATCAAACATGGAGAGATTTACAGACAGAATTATTAGGTGAGAAGAGTGCAGCACAAGAGTGTGATTGTGACTTTATAAGTTCCGGTCATACAGTAGTTGATGGGCCAATTATTCAATGGTATGAACAAACATATATAGAAGATCCAAAAGAAAAAAGAGGATTTGATTCTAACTATTGGATTTGGGAATATCCAAATTATGCTAGTTCATATGTAGTAGTAGCAGATGTTGCCAGAGGAGATGGGGCAGATTATTCTGCATTCCATGTATTGGATATAAAAACTATGCAACAGGTAGCAGAATATAAAGGAAAGATAGGTACTACTGAATATGGTAATATGCTAATTGCGGTAGCAACTGAATGGAATAATGCATTATTAGTTATAGAGAATGCAAATATAGGATGGGCTGTATTACAAGTTGCTATTGACAAAGGGTATGAAAATTTATATTATTCTTATAAACAAGATGCCTATGTTGATGAAGATGTTCATTTAAGAAAGGGATATGATTTAAAGAATAAAGGACAAAAAGTTCCTGGGTTTTCTACAACATCAAAAACAAGGCCTTTAATAATATCAAAATTAGAAACGTATTTTAGAGAAAAGTCACCAGTAGTAAAGTCACAACGATTGGTAGATGAATTATATGTCTTTATATGGAATGGGTCGAGGGCAGAAGCACAAAGAGGGTATAACGATGATTTAGTAATGGCATTTGGAATTGCATTATGGGTACGAGATACTGCATTACGATTACATCAACAAGGAATAGATTTATCTAGAAAGGCATTAGGTGGATTTGGAAAGACATCAGCAGGAGTATATTCGGCAGCAGCAGATACACCAAAGGAATGGCAATGGAAAACAGGTGATAAGGACAATGAAGATTTAACCTGGTTATTAGAGTAACAATATATTTATATAAAATAGGAAAATTATGGCAAATGATACATCATTAAGAGCAAGATTAGGCAGATTGTTCGCAACGAACGTTGTTGTACGAAGAATAGCAAAAAATCGATTAAAGGCAGTTGATACAAATAGGTTACAGTCAATCGGTAATTTATCGAATAAAAAATATGTTGATAGATTCTCCGGAATACATAAAGGATCTCCAGGGTTTGGTTCGTACAATCAAAGTCAGACATTCCATACATCAAAAATAGAACTATTTACAGATTATGAAGCAATGGATATGGACCCGATATTATCTTCTGCATTAGATATATATGCCGATGAAAGTACTGTAAAAGATACTGATGGAGATACATTGACAATAACTAGCCCAAATGATGATATACGAAAAATTCTTAGGAACTTATTTTATGATGTATTAAATATAGATTATAATTTATGGCCATGGATGCGTAATGCATGTAAATATGGAGATTTTTATTTACATTTAGATATTGAAGAAGAAATAGGTATTGTAAATGTAACTCCAATATCAGCATATGAAATTAGACGAGATGAAGGTTTTGATGAGGCAAATCCATACGCATATAAATTTGTATTAGAAAATACACATGGTGGTGGAAATAACCAATGGTCAGGTGCAGGAGGAGGAGGAGGTTCGATACAAGAATTTCAATCATTTGAAATAGCACATTTTAGATTGTTATCTGATACAAACTTTTTACCATATGGTAAATCAATGATTGAGGGGGCAAGGAAAGTATATAAACAATTAACTCTTATGGAAGATGCTATGTTAATCCATAGAATTATGAGAGCTCCAGAACGAAGAATTTTTAAAATAGATGTAGGTAATATCCCTCCAGCTGAAGTTGATAACCATATTCAGACAATTATCAATAAAATGAAAAAGGTTCCTTATATTGATGAAAAAACCGGAGATTACAATCTTAAGTTTAATATGCAAAATATGATTGAAGATTTCTTCTTACCTGTTAGAGGAGGTGAATCGGGGACAGCAATTGAATCATTACCAGGGATGTCTAGTGATGGGCAAATAGAAGATATTGATTATTTAAAAAATAAATTATTTGCTGCTTTAAAAATACCAAAAGCATTTTTAGGATATGATGAGGGTATTGATGGTAAAGCAACATTGGCAGCTGAAGACGTTAGATTTGCAAGAACAATTGAAAGAATACAAAAAATATTTGTTTCAGAACTAACAAAAATTGCAATCGTACATTTATATAGCCAAGGATTTAAAGATGAAGATTTAGTAGGATTTGAATTAAGCTTAACAAATCCTTCATTAGTATACGAAAAACAAAAAGTTGAAACATTAAACGAGAAGATTGGGTTAGCAACTTCAATGATGGAATCTACTTTATTCTCTCAAAGATGGGTATATGAAAATATATTTGGTTTGAGTCAAGATGAATGGAGGGCAGAACAAGAACAGGTAATAGAAGACTTGAAACAGACATTTAGAAAAGAACAAATTAAAGGCGAAGGGAATGATCCTAAAAAGACAAATTTATCCTTTGGTACACCTCATGATATTGCTTCGATGCATGTAGCAAATAATGACGGGTTATTGCCAGGCCAGGAGCAAGAGCATGTTGGAGGAACCGGTAGACCAGAAGGACCTATTACAGGCAAGTCACATAAATCAGCTTTGGGCAGAGATCCATTAGGAGCAAAAGAATTAGGACAAACATTTAATACAGATAAATCTCCATTACAACATAAGTATAGAGGAGGTTCACCATTAAGTACAGAAAATGTTGAAATAAACAACTTAATAGATTCCATGAAGTCATCATATAAATCATCAAAAATAATTCAACAGACGATGATAAATGAGAAAGAAAAAGATGATAACGGGACAATGCTAGATGAAGGGCAGTTATTAGAAGAATAATCTAATATGGTTTCTCCGGACACTAGCATATTTATTTAAAAATAAGGATATACAGGGCGAAACTTTCATGAAACGAATAAAACATTCTAAGGTAAAAAACACCGGACTAGTATTTGAATTACTCGTACGACAAGTTGCATCGGATACAATGAATAATAAAAATTCTAAAGCATTAAGAATTATCAAAAAACATTATAATTCAAAATCAGAGCTCCAAAAGGAGTTAAAATTATATCAGACAGTAGCAGATGAAAAATTTATATCTGAATCTAAAGCTGAAAAATTTGTTGATGCGGTATTACATGCTAGAAAAGAAATTAATGAATCTCAATTAAGACGAGATAAATATAATTTAATTAAAGATTTAAAGGCTAATTATATAGTAGAAGATTTTTTTAAATCTAGAGTAAAAAATTATAAATTACATGCTTCAACATATAAATTATTTGAATATAATTCTGCAGATGACCCTAAAGAATATATATCAAGTAAATTTTCATTAATTGAACATGTTCAAACAACTCCGAAGAGAGCAGCAAGTGTACCGAGCCTTGCATCTGAACACCCGGACGTACGTATTTTAGCTAGTAAGTTAGTAGTTGATAAATTTAATGAAAAATATTCTAAACTAAGTAGATCTCAAAAGAAGATGTTGGCAGAATATATTAATAACGTTACTAACTCAGTAAAACTAAGAAAATATATTTTATCAGAAACAGCTAAATTACAAAATACAATTTCAACATTGAAAACTTCGGTTCCTAGTAAAGTAATTAAGATTAAATTAAATGAAGTTACAAATTTGTTAACAGAGTTAGGTAAAAAGCATATAATAGAAGATAAAGATGTATTAACAATGTTACGTTATTATGAACTAGTTACAGAACTTAAAAAAATAGGGAATAAATAATGGCAACACCAAATTATCATAATTATACAACAACAAGTGGGTCATCAAGACCTAGCGTTACTGAACACCCGATTGGATCATATCATTCTGCAAAGAAATTTTTAGGAGGTCTTCTCCATCTCTCCGGATCTGAAAGATATGCTGGATTTGTAAGATCCGGAAGTAGTTCAACTAATGGAGACATCAAAGCTCATGGAGGCG